GCAAGCTCCTCACCTAAGTACTGGAGCTGAAACACAGTAGCTTTCTCCAGGCGTTCCTGAAAGGCTTTCACCTGACCTGCCACAAAACCGTCACCAAACGTAGGCTTTATCCCCATAGCTCAATGTATCTCCTGTTCTGGTTATCCACGCCCTGGATAGTAAAGACATCCACGCTGCCATCCTCCATCGTTATCTCCACAACAGTGCCAATGCGAAAGTCACCATCATGGAAAGGTCTCTGGATAAACAGATCCCAGGTATAGGAGTGGATTTGCCCATCCGTTCCCTGGATCTGCTTTGCTGGTATGTGTTTGTCGATCTGGCACCTACCGCCATCAGCCCATTCACCATCACCCCCACCAGTCAGAAAACCAGTCTTGGGATCCTTTGTCGGCTCCTGAGCGTTTTTGTATCTGAAAGTGCCATTGTACCTACCCATAGCTTACCATCTGTTAGATCCATCCTCAACTGTAGGAACTCCCACAAAATCATCCTCCAGGCCGTTCTCATCAGCCAGTGCCTTAATGCGTTTCTCCAGCTTATCAACCTGGTAGCCTTGTGAGCTTTTACCCTGGCTGTCAGAGGAGAGCACAATGAGCTTTCTGAGCACAATGATTGCAGCCTTAGCGATCTGCTTTTTATCAGCAGCTGTGTACTCCTCATCGGAGTTATCCACACCAGCGTCTTTCAGGCTCTTTGTCAGAGCTGCTGGGCTGGCGGTGTACGGCTCCAGCTCACCGATCAGAGCATCATATTTTGTGAAAGTTCCCATAGTCTTTAGTCTGTTACGTTAAGTTTCTCTTTGAGGGCAGCAGCCTGTTCCTCTGAGAGCTCCCCGATCTTCTTAGTGAGGCCGTTTACACCAGCGTTAGGTGCTACAGCTACACCAGCAGCGATCAGGGCATTCTTGATCTCCTGAGGATCATACTCCTTACCATCAAATACTACCTTACCTGGTGTTACCTCGTTACCTTTGCCATCGGCTCCAGCACCATCAGCACCAGCACCGTTAGCATTCTCCTCAGGAACACCCACTGTTTCAATCTTAGCCAAACCACGCTTGACCAGATCGTTTACCCTGGAGAGATCATCCGTTTCCAGATGATCCCCAGGATTATAGACGGTCTTGTGATCTGACTTATCCTTGAATTGCTCCACTACCAGGAGCACAAACAGGATAGAGGTTGTGATCAGCTTTTTCATTTCTATTCGCTTATTAGTTGGTTAGACGATTAGCCCTCAGGCACTGTGTCCTCAGTAGGAGCTACGCTGTTTTCGTACTCGTACTTAGTCCAGTACATACGCTCGTTACCGTTGGCATCAGCTGGCACCTCTTTCTCCACGAAACCACGCACCTGAATACACAGGATAGCGTCAATCTCAGTAAAGCAAGGAATCATACGTGCTGATCCCTGGGTGTACTCAGCAGCTACCTGGTTGGTAGATTCACCTGTACGCCACTTAGCGATACGAATACCGTTACCAGCGTTCATGTAATCCACGTTCTCCTCCTCCATCAGCTCACTATCCTCAATGGCTGGCTGGATCTCACCGATCTTACCAGCAGGCTTAATGGCGATAAAGTTGTGATCCCACGGATCCAGGGTGTTACGCTTGCCATCCTTATCAATGGCAAACTTACGTGTGACAACAGTCACCTCAGGGATCTTGTTCTCAGTCAGGAGAGCCTTGAACTCTGATTCAGTTACCACCTGAGCCTGTTTGTCTGAGCCATGAGCAAGCAGACGTGTGGTAGGATCCATCCTCAGCCAGAAATACAGATCCTGGCTCATCAGAATCTCACCAGGCTCAATGCCACGGTTACGCAGATCTGCACAGATCATTGCAAGTACCAGGATAGGCACTACCTTACCAGCCTTAGTGTTGGCTGTAGTCCAGTTGAAAGCTGTCATCAGCTTGTTCTGCTCGGACATCAGGTAGTCGATCTCATACTGACGGCCTCCAGGGTTGTTGATTGATGGAGTGAACTGTACCACACCCCAGTGAGACATCACAGAGAGGATGATAAAGTCCATCACATCCTTACAGCCCAGGTAAGCATCCTGAACATCGTGCTTGAGCGTCTTTTCGATCTGCCTTACCTTTGCGCTCTCAACGAGACGTGGGTTTTCGTAGATCTCCATGAGCTTACGGTAATCCCTTGCAGTCATTGGGAACTTGTGACCTACACGTGGAATATCGTTGCTCCAGATGTCGAAACCATCAGAACGCCTCAGAGGTGTAGGAGATTCGTCACCCAGCAGGGTAGCCATAAACCTCATACGGTACTTACCTACAACAGCCTCAGCTGTCAGGCTCATCTGTGGAGTGTTGAAATCAAACCACTCATCACAGTACATCTTCTGGAAAAGAGCTACCTCACGCTCAGAGGCCTTATCAAAGGTCTTTTTCCAGGTAGCCAGAAAATCAATGGGAGCACCCTCTTTGTGCAATCCCTTGAATGTTGAAAATATTGATCTCATTTCCTAAATCTTTTAAGGGTTAGTAAGACTGGGAAAGTTTCACATGAGGATTACCAGCCAGAGCCATGCCAGAGGCATCTTTCTGAGAGGCTGGGATCTTCTGCACACGCCTCTCCAGGAGAGCGTATTGCATAGTGTCAGCGCACACGTCAATGGCGGTCTCGAACTCCTCAACCTCCACATCCTTGATGGTGACTGCCTTACCAGTAAACCTTTCAGCAGCGTTATGAGAGGCATCCTCGATAACCTCCTCCAGAGTGTTACCCACAGCAAGGCCAGAAATAGCCTTATCCAGGGTGATTACATACGTGCTCTTTGTCTTTGTGATGTTAGCGATCTGGGCAGCGTTAGCAAAGGTGCCAGAAATGGCATCTGCTTTGGCAACCTTATCGCCAATACAGAACACAGGAGCAAAGAACTCGGCAACTTTCAGAGATACTTTCTTAGCATCGTCTGAATCAATGTCCACTACCTCAGCGGTTTTCAGGATCTGCACCTTTCTGGTCTGCTCATCAAAAGTGGCAACAGTACCAATAGGGATGATGTCACCCTTATTGAAATGCTGGTTTTCCACATCCAGATTGAAACCACCAGGAACAATGCTGGGAGATCCTGTAAAGACTGGGCGTGAGCCAGTGAAAGAATCTTTTGTACGTTTCATTTTGCTTGTTATTTAGCGGTTATTGACTCCAGCAAGCTATCAGCAGCCTCATCAACTTGCTTTTCACTTGCCACCTTTTTACCCTCAATTTCCTCAGTTTCCAGTCCGTTAGTGATCAGTCCCTGTTTGAAATCCTTGATGGCTTGCTCTGCATCGTCACCCTCAGCAATAGACTTTGCCAGAGTATCACGGAGATACTTGGGGATTTTGTGAGTTTCCATCAGGCTCTGGATAGTCTTTGTACGCTCTCCAGCAGCCTTTTCACCTTTCAGGGTTTTAAGCTCCTCAGCCTGATCCTCCATCTGTTTCTGCATCTTTTTCAAGAGCTTCATCATCGGATCCTTTTTCTTTTTAGGATCTGAATCATCATCTGGATCATCGTCTGGATCATCATCCTCATCATCATCTGAATCGTTGTGATCCTTACGCTTTGGATTCTTTTTCTTGAAAGCATCTACCCACCTGGAGGATTCGCCCTGGCTTTCCTTAGCCACATCAGCGATCAGGTTTGCAGCCGTTTCAATCGCTGCCTCATCAGTAGAATCATCCTCAACGCTGCCACCGAGTTTTTCGGTTATCGCTTTAAGGTACTTCTCTGAAAGTCCAGTGTCTTTGCACAGACTTTTCACCTTGTCAAAGAGTGTCTTGTTCATACGTTATAAAGTTGCATTATTTATTAAATCGGTGCAAATATAATAAAATTTTTCTGTATGTGTTTGTTGAACACAGCACAAATTTACCACGTAAATTAGTTAAAAAAAGTTATAAATATATTCACCAGGTAAATTTTTAATGATTTTCCTTTGTTATTTCGGAAATAGTATGTACTTTTGCAATGTGTTTGACAGACACACCAAAATAATGCAACACCAATTAAATTTTCAGATTATGACACAGAAAGAGTTTTTTGATCGCACAGGTATTGAACTTACAGAGGATCAATACAAGCAGGTAGAGGCAATGTACCTGGAGGCTGGTAACATGGATAAGGATGAGTTCTGCAAGGATTACAAAAAGCACCATGAGAGCACGCTGCTTGCTACCTATTTCAGACAGGCTGAAAACCTGAAAAACAAGCTGGATGATATGAGAAACGAAAGATCCATCCTGGTTGATTTCCTCCTGGAGAGAGCACAGTGCTTTGGTGATATTGAGCTGCTTAACAAAGCTATTGAGCTGGTAGGGCATGATAAGGTGATTAAACGTAAGATCAGACTGGGTATGCCACTGTGGGATGAGGATAAGGAATATATTGTAGAAAACATTAAATAAGGAGGATCAAGTTATGGCAAAGGCAGTATTAGAGTATTCTAAGGAGCAAAAGGAATACATCAGCGCAATGCGTAAGGCTATCGAGCAATCTAAGGAGCTGAAAAAGTCCACTGGCTGGGTGGTAGCTGGTTTCGGAGGTGAGACTTACTACTGTTACGTTGGTGAGGGCAATGGCTACCAGGGTAGCTGTTTCTATCCAATGACAAACAGGGCTGTGGTATTCGACACAGAGAAAGAGGCTCAGGATCACTGTTACACAGGTTTCCGCAATGGCAACGGCAAAGGTGATCTCCTGAAACTTTACCCAGTAAAGGCATCCGATTACTTTGCAAAGGTAGAGGATGATCTGGAGAGACAGCTGGGATGGGCAATGGATATGTGGAACAAACAAGTAGGGAGGATGTGATATGGCAAAGATCGAGATCCACAAAGTTAAGAGGTATGGAGAAACCTGGCTGGTTGGCATAGATCCTGTAACGAGAAACAGCGTTTTCAGGGCTAAGACAGAAAAGCTGGTTAAAATCAGAGCCAGGATCCACGGCTACACAGAGATAGAGAATAAATACTAACCCATTAAATGCAACACTGATATGGCAAACGGAATTATTACATTGAGAGTGCTCCAGCAGGACACTGAGGATCAGATTAGGATCGGAGCTGGTTTCCCAGCATTGGAGGGAAACATTGATAAGGTGGTAGAGAATACCATCAAACAGTATGGTAAGGAAATGGAATGGTGTGGAGGTTTTCAGGAGGGATGCAAGCGTTACTACAAACGTATTGCCCTGGTGAATGCTGACACCCTCCAGAGTGTAAGAGAGATCTATCCAGGAAAGGAGGCATAACATGGCACAGAAAGCACTACTGTTAGACGTGATGCTGAGTGATGGCACTTTCTTATGCCAGCTCAGATACACAGGCACACCGTTTCCGATGATCATTGATGGTAAGATGGTACCCACATACGATCACGGAGATCTGAGAAAGTTTGCCCTGGAGAAACGCCCCTCTCTGGCAAACAAGAAATTCGATGTTATACCAACTAACCAAAGAGTATATTAAGCTATGAGCAATATTTTCGATACAGAGTATTTTCCAACACCCAGGGAGGTGATCTCACAGATGATCGCCCCCTACAGGAAAGAAATAAGTAAGAGGCAGATCCTGGAGCCCAGTGCTGGTACTGGCTCCATCCTGGATTACCTGGCAGAGAGTTACGGCTATAAGGCTCCTAAGGCAAATATGTACGCCTGTGAGATCAATCCAGAGCTGGTGATGGTACTACAGGGCAAAGGCTATAAGATCCTGGCTGATGATTTCCTCTCCTACAAGCCCTCACACACCTTTGATCTTATTGTTATGAATCCACCGTTTAGCAATGGTGATGAGCACCTGTTACACGCCTGGGATATACTGTGGACTGGTGATGTGGTCTGCCTCCTGAATGCTGAGACGATCCGCAACCCATACACCCAGAGGAGAAAGCTCCTGGCACAGATCATCCAGGAGCACGGATCTGTGGATTACCTGGGTAAATGTTTCAGAGGTGCCAGCAGACAGACAAACGTGGAGGTAGCTATGGTGAGACTGCACAAAGAGGTGGAGGATCAGCGTTGGCACATAGACTTTGGGGATGGTGCAAAGGTAGAGGGTGTGCCTGATTTCAAAGAGGCTGTTTCCTCTGGATCTGAGATCGCTGTGGTGGATAAGCTGGGAGATTACCTACACGCCTGGGATAAGGCAAAGGAGGCTGCTGTGGAGTTCATCAAGGCACGTAAAAAGCTGGATTTCTATGTTACTGCTTTCATGGGTACTGAGGATGTGAGCAAGCTGGTAGGAGAGCAAATGAGAGAAATGCAAGGATCTGGTAATGATATGCAATCGGCTTACAATGCTTTTCTGAATGCTGCTAAGTCCAGAGCCTGGAAAGAGATCATTGCTAACCTGGGTATGGATAAGTACATGACAGCCAACCTGAGAAAGACGTTTGATCAGTTCTGCGAGGCTCAGGGTGCCTATGAGCTTAACAGGGATAATATATACAAGCTGATCCAGTTTGTATGCCTCAATAGCCAGAATATCCTGAAAAAGGCTGTGGTGGATGTGTATGATATGTTCACCAGGTTTCATAAGGATAACACTGAGCTCACTGAGGGATGGAAAACAAACAGCCAGTTCAAGGCAAACAAAAAGATCATTCTGCCCTACTTTGTTTCCTCTGACTGGAGTAGCACTTTCAGAGCTGACTGGAATAGGTACAATGAGTACAGGGATATTGATAAGGTGATGTGTTTCCTCTCTGGGCTATCCTATGACAGCCTAAACAGCCTCTCAGAGCAAGGTAAGGCTAAGATGAGCCAGATGGGTAGCTACAACTTTAGCAGGGAGGCTACAGCGGAGGATTACACCAACCTGAGCCTGGAAAAGGCTATCTCCTTTGTCAGGGTAGGTGATTCCAGCCTCCATGAGAGTGCTTTCTTCAATTTCAGGTGCTATAAGAAAGGTACCTTGCATATCATATTCAAGAGCGAGGATCTTTGGGCACGCTTTAACCTGGCTGTGAATGAGGGAAAGAAAGAGCTGGGATTTACTAAGTAGAGCGTATGGCAAAGAAACCTAAATGTAAAGAATGCCCACACTGGCAGTACACTAAGACGCTTGGATCTCCAGACGTTCCAGAGTGGCACTGTCGGTTTGGGTTTTCACCCTCTGAGAGCTGCCAGGAAATGGCAAAGGACAATATCAAGTGCATCAGGGAATACTACAAAAGACACCCTGAGGAGTTACAACTAAAAATAAGATTCTGATATGATCATTAAAAAGCCAAAATACAAACTACAATCCAGGTGTGCTAAGTTACGCTGGGATGATGTGCGTGGTTACTGGTGGTGCTGCCAAACCTCTGTATGCTATAAGCACTCAGATCAGTGCCCTCTGGTTGAGGGTACTGCCAGGGAGGTGCAAAAGGGATCCGTACTACTAAGGAACATCCAGCCAGCCAGTATCAGGAATGGAGTAGAGAAATGGATCAACGATCATAAGAGTAACAAGCAATTATCATTAAACTTTTGAGATATGCCGATAAGACCAGAAAACAAAGCCAGGTACCCTAAGAACTGGCAGGAGATCAGGGCTGCAATCCTGGAGAGAGCTGGCAACTGCTGTGAGTTCTGTGGTGTGCGCAATCATACCTACAGGCAGAATGCCCAGGGTAAGACGGTTAGGGTGGTGCTTACTATAGCTCACCTGGATCATACTCCAGAGCACTGTGATCCATCCAATCTGAGAGCACTGTGCCAGAAATGCCACAATGCCTATGACGCTCCACACAGAGCTGAGACACGAAAGAAAACAAAGTTAAATCAAAATCAGTAATAATATGACAACATTCTGTAGGGGTGAAAAATGCCCAGTTAGAAAACAATGCTCCAGGTACACTATAGGCCTGGATGAGAAACGTAACGGATCTGATGATCGGTACATACTCCAGTGTAGGAACCAGAGGATGTTTACCAATGAGGATCTTACACCAGCTGGAGGTATAACTGGTATATCCCAGAAAACTGCTGATGATCTGGCAAAGGCTTTTGCCGATTTAGGCAAATCAATGGCTCCACTGGCAGAGAATCTGAATAAGTTTGTGACTAATGTACTGGTTAATCGGTATGGGGAATTGACACGTCAATTTCTGGAGGCAAAATACAAGTCTCTTACAAAATCCATATTCACAAGGTGGTGGTGGAAAAGGAAAGCTGACAAACTTTCTGAGCAAGTTGATAAGCTGGGTGAATTGATTGATCAACACATAGAAAAAGGAGGTGACAAATGAAAGCCGTATTACGTCTGTGTGTTGTTCTGGAGGATAAGCAACCTACCCAGGTTGTTATGATAGATGATCCAGGGCTGAAAGAGGATGATATGCTGCTGGTGCGAAAGGCAATAAACTCCTTTTCTGCTAAGCTGGATAAGATCCAGGGTGTGGATGATCCCAGGTGTAAAGACTGCAAGCACTGGGGAAAGGGCAAAGCCTCAATCAATGCCTGGAGAGAATCAACAGTATGCTTTCTGAAACGTAAGAAGATCCTACATCCCAGGTTTAAGGATCAGGTGATCTATTACGCTAAATCCAGGATGAGTAAGCCTTGCAATAGCTTTGACAGAAAGGATGATTAGCTATGGAGTACATCTATCACAATATGAATCCATTTGGCAAACACGTTAGGGATTGTGTTTACAGGGCTGTTGCTCATTTCTTCAATGAGCCCTGGAGGGTTGCTGTGATTCGTGTAGTACGGAATGCTATGGCCTCTGGTAATGTGAATTTCAACTATACTACAAACATAGTTGATTTTATGAAAAACCAGGGATATAAACGCCTGAAAGCACCACACAAAGGTATTACTGTTAGGGAGTTTGGCAGACAGGCGAAACAAAATGAGGTATATATGATCCATGTAACCAAACCTCAGCACCTGACGATCATAGATGATGGTAATCTTATTGATATTTGGGATTGTAGAGACTGTGTTATGGATTATTATTTCAAGAAAGAAAAGGAGGTGTAACTATGCTTGCAAGGCAATACAAGAAAGTACACAGGGATAAGATCCAGCTCTTTGCTGAGATCATAGCCACTGAGAGCAAAGTGCCTGTAGAAAAGATCACTAAGGCTCTGGAGGATTTCTTTGCTGAATCAAGTGAGGATGAGGTAACAGTGGGCTACATTGTTGAGCTGGAGGAGCCTTTCAGTCTGGAGGAGCTGGAGGCTCAATTAGAGAGGTTGAGATACTATGATGTCCGTGTTAGTGATAACCCACACCTGGATCTGAGACAATACAGCCGTGAATCCTGGCACACTCACCACAAAGAGGGTAAGCCCTGTAAGGCAAAGATCAAGCAACCTTTCTGGCACAGGATCAGGAGCTTTTGCGTAAGAAAACGCTACCACTGAGGCATAAACCTGGTAAATTTTGCATTTTCTTTGCAAAAACTTTGGTATTTCGGAAATAATTTAGTAATTTTGCGTTCAAGAAACACAGATATGAGACAGAATAATGTAATTCACGTGCTGCTGGATGAGCCCTACCAGGGCAAAAAGAACTGGTACTTTGGATCAGTGGCAGCTATATATGATAAGATCCCCAAAGAGGTGATCGGAGCTGGTAAGGAATGGCTCTGGCAGTGCCTGGCTAAGAAAGATGAGCACCGTACCAGGAAAGCCACTATAAGACGTGCTAATGTAATAACTAAAAAGCAGAAAAGATGATTGGAGCAATTATTGGTGACGTGATTGGATCACGCTTTGAGTTTAACAACACCAGGGATTACAACTTTGAGCTGTTCACAGCACAGAATAGCTACACAGATGATACGATCTGCACGCTGGCTATAGCTGATGCTATACTGTCTCTGGAGAGCTTTCAGGATAAGCTCCTGGAGTGGTGTAGGCTCTATCCTCATCCGATGGGTGGATATGGTGTCAGCTTTGCACGCTGGATAGCCTCCAATGATCCGCTACCATACAACAGCTTTGGCAATGGATCAGCAATGAGAGTGAGCCCTGTAGCCTGGGCTTTTGATGATCTGAAAGATGTGATCGACTGGGCAATAAAGACTGCATCCGTGACACACAACCATCCAGAGGGCATCAAGGGAGCTGTGGCAGTGGCTCATGCTATCTGGTATTTCCGTTTCTGTGACACACATCTGTCATACTTTATAAAGACGATGGAGGAGTATTACCCTGGCTTTATGGATCAGGCGTTTACTCCAGGTAAGTTTGATGAGACGTGCCAGGGCACCGTTCCCCTATGCCTCCAGATCGTATGCAACTCACACAGCTTTGAGGATGCTATCAGAAAGGCTATCTCCTTTGGTGGTGACAGTGATACCATTGGTGCCATTGTAGGATCTATAGCAGAGGCTCGTTTCGGAATCCCTCAGGAGTTTATTGATAAGGTTTTAACGTACCTGGATCCTCGGATGATTGATCAGCTCAGGATCTGGCAAAAATTTCATTAAGCGATATGGCAAAGGATTGGAATAAGCAAGGGTTTTTCTCTGGTATCACAGAGGATTATTCTAACTACAGGTGGTTTAAGGGTGAAAGCAAAAACCCTTACCAGGAAGATCAGGAGCGACCTCTGGCAGCTCAATTCTGGGAGTATGAGAGAGATTTCCACATGGATTATCTGGATCGTGCTGATACCAGCGTGAGCCTGGCAGACGCTTACAAGCAGTGGAAAGCTGAGCTGATCCAGGAGCATCTACCAGGTAAATCACCTAATCCGTATGGTGATCAGACAGACTGGGCAAAGAGCTTTGAATCTGGTAAGAGGGAGAGTTAGGATCTCAGATACTTTAGGAATGCAAAAGGGTTTCGGTTACTCAGGTAGTCGGAATCCTTTTCGTTTGTGTACGCCTCTCTTTCAAAGGATATGTTCCTGTAGGCATTACCTTTCATAAAGAGCCTTATGATCCATTCCAGCACGTACCAGAGGTAGAACGGTATATATAATAGTTCCCTCATCTGTGCTGTATGGATCTTTTCATGGTTGATCACCTGTGGGGATATGTAGCTATCTCCACGCACAAACAGGATCCCAAACAGATTGATAGCCAGGAATCCCTTGAACGGAATAATGTTGTTTCTTACGATCTTCATATTTCCTCCATTTCTACTACCCAGCCTCTACCAAAACCATATTTCTGTGTGGTTTCCTGGTACACAGCCGTTACCTTGAACTTAGCACCAGCACGAAAGACAATCTCATTCTCGGATCTGTAGTGTGATATGGGCTTTATGTCGGCTCCATGCTTTGACTTGATCACGTACATAAAGTTATCACCAAAGATCTTTGTGGTGTCTATGCTGGTAGTGGAGCTCATCAGAGCCTTATTGACGTATGGCTGACCTGTTGCCAGGCAATCCTGGAGCGTCTTGATGTGCTTTGCCATTGTAGCGGTGTCAAAGGTTATGCCAGAGAACACTGTGCCCTGGTATCTGGGCATCTTTTCCAAAGCAGCGTTACAAGCCTGGATAAACTTAGGGCACAATCCTCCGTAATCCTCCACAACACCGTGGTACTCATCAATCACTCCATAACTATAGCGGTTGATCCACTTGGATCCGTAAGAATACCTGTTGATCAGTCCCAGCTCCTCCACTGGTATTCCATATTCCTTGCTGAATTGCTCCATTGCTGACAGCTCAGAGCTTTTCAGGTGCCATTTACCACCTACAGGTGTCATAGCACTGGTATTCTCTGGAGCCTCCAGGTACTCTTTGAGAGCCTTAGCAGCACTCTCCTCAGTCTCACCATTCAGTTTCAGGATCTTTCCCTGGTGGGAGTGGTATTTCTTAGCCAGCTCTTTCTTATAGTCTGCCAGCGTCTGGTAGGCAGAATCTACAGCATAGTGCCATTGTGATCCGTGCTTTGCCATTGCATCATCATAAGCAGCCTGGAGCCTTGCAACCTCCATCTTTTCAGCATCAGTAGCGAAAAGATCTATGGTGGATCCATCACCACCCTGTGCAACCAGCTTTTTGAGCCTTGCTTTCTCAATCTCCTGGATCTTCGTTGCAGCCTTTCCTGTCAGGTCTCTTATCAGAGCTGGATCCTCACCCTTTGCTATGGCATCCTGGAGCTGTGCCTGGAGATCTTTCAGCGGTTTGCTCTTGCTCTTATACACCAGGACACTCTGGGCATCGTTGGTAGCTGTCTGGATCTCCAGTTTCTTCTCTACCTTTGCCAGCTCCTCCTGGAGCATCTTAGCCATTTCCTGGGATGTCGGAAACTTATTCTTATCAGCTACCCATTGAGCCTCAAATTTGAGTTTCTTCACCTGGTAAGCCAGATCACCACCAGCGATCTTAGCCTTGAAAGCATCAAAGGCATCATAGAGTTTCTGTACTGCCTCCTCACCATATTGCTTTACCAGAGCCTGGTGGTGTAGCTCCTCTGGTGTCGGTGGATTGAGCACCTTGTTTACCAGATCCTGGTTATCCTTGACGAAATAAGGCAGCGTTCCCTTTTCCTGGGCTTTAGCCATCCTCTCCTGTGTCTTAGGATCCTCCAGCCAGTTCTTAAAGCCCTCAGGAGCCTCAGAAACGGTGTTTCCTGATGTGACAGACAGACTGCCAGGCTCCTCACCAGAGAGGATCTTATCCACCATATCATCCATTTCCTCCTGGGTTGCCAGCACTGGTACCATGTAGCACCTACAGTTAGGGTGCCAGCCAGTCCACTTGAACGTCTTAGGGTAGATACCTTTCAGGGCATCACATATATCTGGCTCTGGGTGATTGTTGCTCAGTTTGATCTCCACGCCCACAACAAAGTCCAGCTGTTGCCAGCGTTCAAAATCGGAATCCCTGTAGGCTATATTGGTTTCAGATCGTGCAAGCCTCTGAGCGTTCCTGTAGCTGGATCTGTACACGCCCTGACCTGGATGGTAGTGTTTAGGATCGTCATTGATCCATTTGTAGATACCCTCCTCCTTATCAAAGATCCTACGTTTCCACACACGCCCATAGATAGGGTTTCCATCCTCATCCTCTCCTACCTTGATACGGAAACGCCTGTACCACCTATCAGGATCCTGTAGGTATTGCTGGATCTTGGATGCAAGCTGGTTGGATGGTGTGCCCTCTCCTATAGCCAGATCCAGGGTACCCTCCAGCTCTCCTTTGTATTGGCTGGTGTATTTCCATACCTTTTGTGAGAGATCCAGCCCCTGGGTTTTCCTGGCAAAGAAAGCATCCATAGCCTCCCTGTTCCTGAGAAAGTAT